TACGTCACGTGGCCTGAGTAGTCTGGTTCTCCTTTTTCATATTCACGACATGCCATGGTGTAGCAGTCGTAATGGACTTCGTTATCATGGATCCAACGAATCAAGTCTTTGTCATACCAGCGAGTCCCAACCACGAGGCTGAGATCTTCCTGGGGGTTGTTCATCAGAGGCAGTACGTTTGTGCGGTGCCAACCGATGGCTTTTTCTACATCCTCGTGTGTTGGAGCAAGAGATTCTTGTCCAAGTTCGTCGTAGTCGGGTGCTACGGTATCGTCTTCGATAATCACGTCGTAGTGTCGCGAGGTGACTTTCGTTGACGTACCAGCAGCTTCGTACGTAGATTCGGGAAACGACGCTGATCGCGTTAAGCAAAGAGCGTCGGCTTTCCAGACCGAGTTCCTTGTAGGAAGCAGCTCAGGAAAGAGTGTCCGAAGAAGGTCGTTCGTCTCCCAATGCCCTCGAATCGCGGCGAGTTTCTTCATCGCGTTGGTCGCAGAGTTCTGGACCAACAGGATTCGCACATTAGGGTTTTGTATCGACAACCAAATCGGAAATGAGATCGTACACAGTGTGGTCTTAAGCCAACCACGAGGAAGAACAAACAGCTTACGGCGTGTCGAGCGGTCTTGAAGCTTCGTGCAAAGGTTGCCGTGGATGTGTGGAGTGATCCAGTTATAACCCAAGATACCTTTGGCAAAGAAGTACAAAGACTCTCGAGACTTCGCTCGGAGTTGTTCGACGTCGAGTTTGGTTGGCAAAGATTCCACTAGAGCTTGTTCTTGAAACTTGCGAGGTCGGTCATCGGACGATCAGGCTTTGAGGGCTTGGTGAACTGACCACTGTTGGTCTTAGGTGGAGTCGGCTGAGGAGCTGTTACCACCTGTGTCGGAGATTCTTTCATTGTTGGACTCCTTTAGAGCAAGTGTGAGAAGCTGGACTTGTTCGGCTGAGATATTGATCACGGCCGAACGACGTTCGTCTTTGTCTTTGCCGAACACACGATCAAGAATCTTGTCTGCGGCACGGAGCTGGATCGTGGGATCAGGGCTTTCAAGAAGAATCTCATGAACCTTGGCAGCCTTTTCGGTGGCCTGCTCAAGAATCGAACGAGCCTTGCCAAGTGTCGCTTCACGGTCAAGATGCATGACCTCAGACTCTCGGTTTCGCTCACGCTCCCGTGCGAGTTCAGACTGTACGAGGGGTGAGTTTAGAACCGTTGCAACTCCACTGGGAGACATGCCAACGACCTCTGCGATGGTCTTGTTGTTGTGACCGGCCAATGCAAGTTCAATAATCTTGAAATGCCTTGGCAGGAGGCGCTGGATGTTCGTTTGGCTTAGTTGGGTCATTGCTTGTCCAAGACGAAGGCTAGGCTAGTTCGATGGACCCCAAAGGGTCGAAGTCAGAGGATTACTCCGTAAACCCAACGACTGCGTTCATGCGTTCTGTTGATGCGGTTGAGTAGATCTCCAAAACCACTCCCTCGCAGACTCTTGAGAGCAATGGAAGAGTAAGCCACGCGATGGTGTTGTCCGCTGGGGAGTAGACTGTTGGAGTGACAAGTTGATAGTTGTCGACAACATGCTGGCCGTATGCAGAAATCGCAAACGTCATTGTGTCTGCGATTCGAGCCGTAGTAAAACTGTTTCTCCAGTTTGGTTCGTCAGCCAAAAAGTCCGTATTAGAGAGCAACGACGCTGTACCGTTCGTTACGGTGCCAGTACCGAACAACGAGAGAATCAAGGACGACGATGGGTTGGATCTATCGTGCTGGTAGTAGGCTTCATGAGCACACCAAACCTTATAGTTGAACGCGAAACCATCGGCTCCGTTTGAGTAGAAAAACGCTCGGATTCCATTAGCATCTCGAAACGGAATGACCGGGTTGTACGAGGGTGGTACAGAGACCACACCCTCGGAGTAACTAGTCACAGACTGGACCGTTCCTGCGGATAGGTAAGACCTCAGGCCGGTACGACGACGTTGACGAAAGTTCAGAGATGTATCCATTTTTCACTTTCTTGAGGTAAGCCAAAGGTTATTTCCAGAACCGCCACCGAGGTTTCCAGTGATACCACTACCACCAGAAGGCCCCGCGTCAGCTCCACGTTGACGGAAGAACATGTCGTAATCCACACGCAACTCGGGCACATTAACGGCTTCGGCCTGGTCGGCAAGATCAGACATCAAACCGACTAGACGGAAGGGCTCAGAAGGGACCGAGGTAATGAAAATCGGGTTACTCGTACTATCGTATCCGATGTTATTACCTGATGTTGAGACTTGCGAGTTCGGGCCGACGATCAACCCAGCACATCCACCTTGCGATGACGACGGGGCCTGGTTGATAGGATTGGTAATAGTCGCTGATGTCGAGAGACGATTTTGACTCAGCACACCACTGTTGTAGATACGCGATCCACTCAAGTACGAGTGGGTGCCCAGGTTCATGAAGTAGGTTTTCTGAAAGAACGGACGATTCACCCACAGGCTGTTGACCATGTGGATCGTACTGGTCGCATTGGGGTTGACAAAGTAATACTCGGTCGACGAGGTGTTCGACGTTCCAAGGTCTTTGATATCAAGAATCGAGTTGATCCAGATCGCGCGCTGAGCCGTAGAGTTAGATCCACCGATGCACGAGTAGTTGGCAATCGGGTGGTCCTGGATGCTATGGTAACAATTAATCATCAACTTCGGCGACCCGTTGGAGTGGTCGAAGTGATTGGCCCAACTTGTAGACCCGATCTCGAACAATCGATACTTGGTAGTATCGAGATACGCTGCGTCCATTCCAGTTGTATCGATATTACCAGAATTTGCTCCCAACGAGAAGCGACCTCCACTAGGATCTACGGCGCCTTCGTCAATCCCACAACCCACAGACATCATGAGCTTGAACACGTCCGATCCGCCGGTCGTGTGCGAGTAGATGAGAGAGATCGTGCCCTCGGATGGCGTCGTACTGCTCGACCAGCCTTTGAGTGCCCCGGCCCGTCCACGGATGTTCCGACAAATGACTTCCTGATCGGTGGTACTTGGCGAGTTGCAGTTGAGCATCGTCCCGCCGCCGGTCCCGTTCTTCCCGCCGTAGGCCAGTTCGATGTTGTCGAACATAGCCGATCCGCCGTCGGTCACGGTGTCCGTACCGTTCAGCGTCATCATGTGGAACGCACCGAAGTGGTGGGTACAGTTGGTGACGCTGTTGATCGTGTCCCCGGCACAGTCGATGTGGACCGAGTAGCCCTGGTTCGTCGGCGAGGACATGCCCCAGCCGATGAAATGGAGGTTGTCGATGCGGCAGCCCGTCACAGTCGTCGATGAGTTACTTCCGATCTGGATACAGTCATTCGTCTTGTGGATCATGTCCAGATAAATACTGGAGTTAAACGACCCTGCTGTTGATCGGACATAGACCCGATTGTTTGTCGTATCAAAGACGAAGGCGTCTTCTGCGGTGGTGTTCATCGCCGTCAGCGTGGCGGTGAGGCTGGCCAGCGCGTTGGGCGCATAGTACCTGAACGGGTTAGTCAAGCGACGAAAATCGGCGTGCTGTTCGGCACGATCAGTAGTCCACGTCAGGTATCCAAAGTTCGCCGTACTAGTGGCCTTGTACCACAGGTTCGTGTATGTCAGGTCGTTGGTCCAACCACCCGACCCAAGGTCAGAACCAGCAATGAGCTTAGCCCGTGCAGTAGCCGGCCCTGTTTTGAGTCCGGTTCCGGCTGCGGCGTTGTACGAATCAATCGTCACATTCGGCTGGCTGATGACGATCTCGTCCGTGGCCGTAGCAGCGACGGATCTCCACGTGGCACTCTGGTCTAGACGAAACCTGACGTTACCAGAGCCTTGGTTGGCGTTGATAAACGTTTTCAGATCGGTAAAGGTGTTGCAGTTACGAGGACCATCAGCTCCAACACTATCTGGATCGAGTCCAGTATTGGAGTTATTTGTGCCTTGCTTGATGTAATACGTCGTCGTCCGAGCCAACGGACACTGTGTATAACACCAGTCAAAGCATCGGTCAACCCAACGCAAGAACGCCATCGAGCCTGCTCGCGGAGGAGTTCCGCAGTTTGTGAGAATAGGTGCGCTCATAAAACCCTCAGAGGTTACTGATCCCGTCTTCGAGACCAGTGAGATGGAGGTCGTAGCCCATACGTTCGATCACACGAGAGAACTCACGTTCTTCAGTTTTGTTTGAGGTACCGTACATCCAGCCATCGGGGTGACGCACGGGTTGTCCATTTACGTCGACTTTGACAGACCCAAGAATCGCCATACGACCTGGGAAGTTGTCGGGATTGGTCGCGGGATTCCAAGCGTTGACTGCGTTGGCACATGCGTCGACTGTCGGACGTCGCCAGTGCTTTTGATCGGGACGTGGGAAGGCTTCGACCATGAACCTTTCGCCACCTTTGTTGAGCCAGATGAGCGCTGCTCGCTCGGTTAACGAGCCCTGACCACCGAGGGCCGATCCGTCGATTGCCCAGGTAGTGACACGTGAGCGAATAAGAAACAAAACCCTGTCGAGGATTTGACGGTCAAAGGCTGTACGGGGTAAGGTGAGGTTCAGATACCCATCGTAGACTATCAACTCACCCGAACCCTCGTTGGCCAGTGAGGCGTTGTAGTCGAGGGCTGAGCGTAGAAGCGACAGACCCTCGGACTCAGCGTTGACGTCAGCAAGTGCGGATTCTACGGGATCGTCCGACACCGGACGGAGTGGTGGGAACATGGGCATACGGCCATCGACAGTCAGTCCCTTGTTTCGCCAGACCATTGCGACTGTATCGCCACGCCGAAGAATATGCTTGGCGTAGTGACGATAGACCACAGGCGCTCCGTTTTTCCACGCCTCAGGGTTAGCCCCCGTGAAGTGGTGAGGCCCTGGGCCGGTTGTGGCCCCTGAGGTAACCTGTATCAGTGCGCCGAGCTTCATAAAAACACCCCAGGGACTCTCACCCCAGGGTGTCTAAGTCAGATGATCCGATCAATCAAAGAGACCTTCTTGCCCTGTGCCAGATCCACGGCGACCTTGGCCGCTGGAGTTTGATTGGCATCGAGGGTTGTCATAGTCAGAGGATCATCCCACTTGGTCGTGTCGGGAAGTTTCTCGATGGACTTAGCGATCGAGGTAGCCGCATTCTTCCAACGAATCCCACGCCAGATTGACGCGAAGAGACCGAGTCCAAGAACCAAAGGCGTGCGAAGTGGAGCTGGGATCAAGTCAACCAGAGGGTTGTTCTGGATCGACTCTACAGTCGGAGCCACGGGATCGATCTTGGCCTTGGCGATTGTTGCATCGGCCTCTGCGAGCTTGACCTGAAGATACGCTGCAAGCTCAGTGTCGTGGGCTTCGACAGCGTTGTTGTAGAGTTGGGCGATCTTGTCACGCTCACGAACGGCCGTGTTCTCGTCGCAGGCCACAGGGCCAGCGAGAACAACAAGGCCAACGAGCGTACCGAGTACGAGGAACTTGAGACGAGAACTGGTCATGAAAACTCCTTAGGGTTCGTGAGGAATGGTTTTGACCTTAATCACGCGATTAGGGTCACGAGGGTCGGGAACTCCGAGTCCTGGGTTCTCGAGCGCCATTCGGAGGGCTTGCTCGCTGGCCGCGGTGAGTGAGTATCGGTCGTTTTCTACCGTGGCCAATCGACCCTCGATTCGACCGAGCAATGTTGCACCGCGCCATCCGAGCGCAATAGACGATAGACACAGTGTTCCGAGCAAACCCATTGTGACCCGGACACGTGTTTCTTGGGATAGGCTGATCAAGTGTAGGCTCCGTTGGGTTTAGAGACTTCGATGGTCGCAGTCTGTTAGAACGTAGATGCGGTACCCGCAGTCACGCCAGCCGTAGCGGAGTAGACATTACCGATGCTCTGGGTTCCAGCAGCAGTAAACGGAGCGTTACTACTGAGAATCCCAACTCGGTTGTTGGTGATCAAACCCGTTGAAGTGGCTGTCAGAACGATTGCTTTGGTCGAAGATGCCGTCTTGTTTTGGATTCGGTTGTTATGAATAAGCAGGTTCGTCGAGTCAGTCGTTGCACCCGCGATAGCACCCGCGGAAGCTCCACAAGCAACTTGGAAATCGTTATCAACGATTCGAATCTGATCACCACCCACGAGACTGATCACGCTGGTACAGCCGGCGTCAGTCGTTCCATAGAACAGGTTTTTCTGGATAGTCAGACGATCAGCTGCTGCCGTAGTCAGAATCCCCAGTACAGCCTGGTTCGTTGCGCCAGCAATAATGAATTCACAATCCTCGATTGTGCAGTCGGCAGCCGACACCGTGATTCCTGCAGCCACAGCGTCAAAACCCGTGAGATCAAACACAAGATTCTTGACACGAACGTTTGCGGCTGAGATCGGGATATTCGCGGCTGTGGCGGTTGTAAAGGTGAGCTTTGGCCTCAGCCGCCCGTTTCCGACACCGATGATCGAGATCCCACTAATATCAATCACCAACGAGGTCGCAGAGGTGATAGACTCAGTGTGCCCAGGACCAACGATAATCACGTCGCCTCTGGCCGCTGAGCACTTGCCCACAGCCGCGTCAATCGTCGCGAGCGGCACCGAGGGATCCGTGCCTGCGTTGGAGTTTGACGCTCCCGTGGTTGCGGCATTGACGTAAAACGTCTGCCCTGGAGCAAGAGTGTTGTGAACGGTGTTTTCGAGCTTCGTGATTGCGAGGGCCAGTCGCCGACGAGTGAACGGGCCATTCGATACCGTCGCCATGTGTCGTTACCTCTGCGGCCTTGCCGCTGTATAGGGTTGTTGAGGCCGGGGTGTGGCTCTGCGTGAGCCGTCCGGCCTCCTAACCCTAACGGTCCTCGCTACCCTTCGTCGGTTCGACGACCGTGGGATGATTAAAAAATCTGGTAGTTTTAATGGTGGGGTCTAGTATCGCCAGAAGCAAGGGGGGAGGGGGGATCGGGGGGTACGGTGGATGTTCGTTCGGCGTTTGATCGTGTGGCACCTGTTCGTGCGGGCGCTGTTCGTGAGGGGAATGTTCGTGCGGAGTCTGTTCGTTCGGTCCCTGTGGGGGCGCTGGCGCTGTACGGTGTTTGTGAGCCTAACGGATATCTAATGGCCAGCCCTGGCCAGGTGGCGGAACGTTTGGCCATCGGTGGACACTATTGGCCTGTTCGGGGTTTGTGAGGCCGATTGGTTCGCAGGGAACGCGGGTCGGGTTTGGCACGCCCGTTGCTTTGTGTCATTTGTCACGCGGGGTCGGGCGGGACAAACAGGAAAGGACAACAGGTATGAAGCAGCACACGCAGACGGTTAGCATTCGCACCCCCGAAGGGGACACGCCTATTGGTACGGTGACTGTGGGCCTGTACGAAACGTGGGACGAAATCCCGCCGGGGGAACGTGCCAAGGTTATCAAGGATGCCAACAGGCAACGAATCCAAGACGCCGCGAACGCCTTCCGTGAGGACCACAAGAACGGGGGGACGCGTGCCTTGAAGCACGAGCGGGACGGAATCCTCGCCAAACTGGCGGCGGGAACGCACACGCCCGAGGATTTGGTGCGGTTGGCCCAGGTGGCCACCCAAATTGGGTAAGCCAACAACGGGGACACAACCGGCAGGGCGAAAGCCTTGGTGGTTGTTTCGGGAGGGTGGGGAACGAAAGGATAGGAGGTTAATCTGTGCGAATAAAGTTTGAACAACTCCCAGGGTATATTCGACACATGATGGCAAAGAGTGTAGGATATGTCGCTCTCGTAGAAAAAGAGAATGACGAGTCCTACCTGGTCACCATGAAGAGCGGCAGCCAGAATCGCTGGCGATGGGAACATCAGACTAACTATCCCGACGGCTCGATGAGACCAACACCAGAAGCCCACAAGTCTTGGTGCTGCTACCAGGTCCGTGTAGGAGGAATGTGATGAAGCGTACCAGACGACAGCCACAAGTGCGAGTGACGTCGATGATGTTTGATAACATCACAAACTGTTGTCTCGTCACACGAGTATGTCCTCAAGACGGAGCGTGGGTTCGTGTACAGGATTTTCAGAATCGTCGAGACTTCAGGGTGCTCGACACCCACGATGCCGCAAAGTACCTGAGGCGACACGGATTCGGGACGTATCCAAAGTTGCGTGACGCGTTGAAGTGTCTGTAGGAACGACAGGAAGGAACCAGCAATGACATACGACGAACGCGAGAGTCTACGCGAGCAACGGCAATCGCTGGTGGACGCGATACGTGTGGGGGAATGTGCGTTGGCGAATGCTCGTGCGGACATACGAGCGCTGGATGTACGGCTGGCCCGATGTCGAGAGATCATCGAGGAACAGACCCGGATGATCGCCGAGTTCAACCACCGCGCCGCGGAGGCTCCAGCGAAAATCGAACGTATCGAGGCTGCGTTGGCCAAGCAACGACAGGAGCTGGAAGCACTAGGATCGCGAGTGGCTAACGAGCCCAGCGAACGATCGTCGAACGTCAAGAGACGGGACGAGTTGCTGGCGAGACTCGCACGAGGGGACACAACGGTTGTGGGGGAGTTGACGAAGTTGGCTCAACAGATGGGGCGGTAAGGAGACAGACAAGTGATCAAGCGACTAATGGCATGGCAGACAGCAAACGTGGTAGGCGTGTATCGAGTAGTCGAATGGCGTAACGAGCGGATCTACCGAACCGAGTTCTTGGGGTACGATTGGGACACACGTCCCAAGCAACCGAACGAGACATACGCTCCGGTATCGACGAAGATCACAAGCCATCCCGATGCCGACGGCGAGGTCGAGTTGACACCCTGGATCGGGAAGTAGACCGCCACACACGATCCTTTCCTTTCGCCTCGTCGGACGACGAGAGTTGTTCGACGAGGTTTTGGGGTGGAAGGGGAACACAATCACAGGCACAGGCCTGTAGAAGGGAACGATGATGGGCAAGCCACGATACACGGTTTCGCGAGCAGACGTCGAGGACGGCACGACCGGGATCTGTGTGGACTGTGGGGAGTTCGCAAGTGGGGTGGAGCCGGATGCGAGAGGCTACACATGCGAGTGCTGTGATCACAAGAGCGTCTACGGTGTGGAGGAAGCGTTGATGCAGGGGCTGGTGGATCTGGAGTGTGAGGACGATGAGGACGTCGACGACGCTCCGCCCGACAACGGCGACGGCGACGATGCCGATCCCGCAGACGACGGCTCGGGGATCGTTGTGGATCCCAATGCCGCCGACTAGAGGCCAGGACGCTTGATGTCCGTACAGCCCTCTGGTAGGTCGTCGAGAGGTGAGAGCCCCTCGATGACCTTTGGCCTTAGGCTTGGGTACAGACTGCGACTGTCAAAGTCTCTAAGCCGCAAGGGATCAAAGGTTCGACAACGTTGGAAGTCAATGCGCCAATGCGGTTTGCCGCGACCCCGCTAGAAAACGCTCAAACGACATGAGGGAACTACTACTAGCAATAATATATATTTATATATACATACATATACAACTTCCCATGTATGTACATAAACATATATATTTCTATCCTTTGTTTCTTTTATCTTTTTCTTTCCTCTTTCTGTTTCTCTCCCTCGCTTAGAGCCCCCCCGCCAAACCGCATTAACGCATTGGCTTCGACCGTTGGCGAACCATCTCGAAAGGAACACCCCGATGTCCGACACCCACTCCACCCGTCCCCCTCGTTCGTCGTTGTCCCAGCAGATGGAATCCCTCGTGGACTACATCGAAACAACCTACCGAGCCCACCCCTCGCTCACCCACTGGGATCTCTTCCGCCGAACCGCCGAGCACTTTGAGTGTTTCGATATCTTCGGTGACTATCCGACGTGGCTGAGCCGTGTGGTCGAGGGTGTGATGCTCGACGTCGATAACGACGAGCGTTAACTCACCCCCAAGTCCTATGCCACTGTGGCATAGGACTTTTTGTCGTCTGTCCGTCCGTGTCGAACGTTTTTACGAAAGGAACCACTGAATGGGATTCTACATCGAGACTTCGAGTCCTCGTAACAAAGCCGCATGGTTGGTCCACAACCTCAGCGGAACCCTCTGCAATCGTATCGACGCTATCGAAGCCTTGGCCGATGGCGAAGGCGTCATCGTCGTGATCCACAACCCAGCGTTCGAGGCCGCTGCGTTCGCCTACAGCCCCGAGGAGTTCGCCCGGCTTCATCAACCCGGCGATCTCCGCCCTCGTGGCTACGTGATCGTGGACTTCGGTGAGGCTTCGCGTCGCTCAGGCCACGCTTCCGAGACTGCGACAGTCGAACCCTCAAAGCCCACCATCAACTCCCACCCTCCTCGTTCACTCACCCGAGGAGTCGAAGCCACAATGGCGGTCGAACCTTCGGACCCACCCACCGTCGAGTCCAAGCCCGAGATCTACCCGAGTGACTTTCGCATCGTCGAACTCACTCCCCAGCCCGGCCTACGTCGTTACCGCTTCACTCGATTGTCCGACCGCTCACCGTGGCCCTCGCTCGACGGACTTCTTCAGATCGTCGAGATCGGTTGGGCCGAATGGCTTTCGGGTACTCGTCGACCCGGCCTCGACGGGCGAGTCGAGCCTTCGGGTCCGAACGAGCGTGAGCTGACCGTGTACGTGGACTGATGTACCTTCATAGGTCCCACCCCTTGACTCTCCACCCTCCCACCCCACCTGACTGCTTCGACTCCCTCGATCTTGTTCTGTTCCTTCTTGCGTACCTCGCACTTTTATAGGACACCCCACCATGTCAACACGCTCACACATCCTCACCCCCGCTCAACTCTCTGCCCTCACCACCGCCAAACGCTCACGCCGTCGACGTCGTATCCGCGTCAAGGCCCATGTGAGGTCTGTGCCACGATCCGCTCTGCTTCCGCGTTACCTTTTCGACGCTCGCTGGCTCGAGATCGAACGCCGGCTCCTGGCACTGGCTCGCATGGTCGACTCCAACGGATCTCTTGTCCCCAACGACCGATCCCACGCCCAGCGTGCGATCACACTAATCGAGGACTTGTTCCTCAGCGAGTAACCCCATGCCCATCACGCCCGAAGATCTTTCCGAACTGATCTACCGGCTGAACTTTCTAGAATCTCTGGTCGAACGACTCGAACGCCGGCTCGATTCTCTCGACCCTTCCAATCGTCGAGGAATCCCCGTGGACCCTCAGACCATTCGACTTCCTTCACCACCCAAGGAGCCCCCGCATGACCGCGAGTAAACTCATCCAAGTGTTGTCACGCCTACCGCCATTGACCCCGATCCTCGTCGAAGGCTACGAGGGTGGGATGTCCGACGTCAAGATCCTTCGACCCGTCGTCTATCTTCCCAATTACAACTCCGAAGGCTACTACGGGCCACACGAAGAAGTCAATCCCAACGACGAGTCCAACGATCCCTCCACCGTGCTTAGCGGTTACCTCATCTGCCGTTAACCTCTAACACTTCGATACCCCTCGAACCGCCGACGCCACCCGTCTAACCCCAAACCACCAACGCCCGCTCACCTATGCGACTCCCACTCAAACACCACAACGCCCTCGTAGGCTACGCAATCGTGGACGACTCCATGTCCTACCTAGCCTCACTGGCTTGGGGACTTGACGTTCCACCAACGATCCGCCGCATAGGCTCACCCGACGTCGTGGTAGCCACGCTGATCGAGGATCCCCTGGCCCTCCCCCGATGCAGACCGTTCTTCCAGGGCCGTGGGCTCGTCATCCGACTCAACCGATTTGTTATCCGCCCCGAGGTATACTCCCTCGTGAGTTCGTATCTCATAACCAAAAAGGAGACCACTCGACATGACCTAACCTCAACTCTTGCGACCATCGGACGTCTCATTCATGTCAACGGCTCACGTATAGACTGTCGTGTTGACAATCTACGTGAAATCACAACCGGGATCAACGATCCCACAGAAGGAGTTTCTCATGCGTAAGGGCGAACACCCCGTTAAGATCCGCAAGCTCAACGAGGCCACTGGCGAGAAGGAGTCCACGACCGTCGGCACGGCTGTGTTCTCGATCTACGACGCCGTTGCCGAGGCCATCGACGACCTCGGTGAGGCCAAGGTCCTGGAGCTTGTCAACGCTCAGGTCCGAACCAACGAACTCAACCGGGTTCGTGGGCTCAATCGTCCGGGTGGTCTGTCCAAGACCCTCCTCCGCAACAAGGCTCTCCAGCGGATCACCGCCGAGCAGTGGCAGGAAGCCGCTGGCGACGGTGCCGCGATCGAGGCCCTCATTTCCCGCGTGGCCGAGGAGATCCGCGAGGAGATGGTCGCGTCTGGCGAGGCCAACGACGACGGTGGCGACAACGACTAACCGACGTCGCGACCGTAGCCGGGGATAGCTCGGCTACTCTCCATCGACTGACGAGAGTCTTTCGATGGGGATTCGGGTGGGGAGGATAGAGTCTTTTCAAGGAGCCTTCGCATGTCGACCACCGAGCCCATGTCCCTCGTCAGCCGTTGCAAGGAGTACTTCGGGTTGCTGCCCGGACAGAACCTCATGCAGTTCTCTGCCGAACTCAAGACCTTGTCCCCCAAGGACCGTGCGGACCTCGTCGAGGGGTTCAACGCGATGGGGCTGCCCACGATTGACAAGACCGCCACGGCCTGAGCGCCGGCGTTCTCATGGTTCTCTCCTTCACGACAGGCGGACGAGGATGAAACACTCTTCGTCCGCCTTTAGAGACTGCGACAGTCGCACTCTCAACCACCCACACGAGACTTCGCGCCCATGCCAGCGACCCAACCGAACCACCCACCAATCGTAGGTTTCGTTCCTTGGACACCCGAGCGTGTGGTCGTTGTCCGTGACGCACGGGCTGCTGCGTGGCTTGCCGAGGCTACGTCGCCTCCCAAGCGTAAGTCCCCCTCGTCAACTACCCCCAAGAAACCCCGCAAGTCGACACCTGCGGTGGTCATACCTTCGAATCTACCACCTGAGCTTCAGGCCCAAATCGCCGAAGCCCTTCGCAGGATGAAATAACATGAAACTTGAACAACTCGCACGGGTTCACGCGATTGTTCGTACGATTGTCCCACGTCACTACGACACCGAACAGGTCGCAGTCGACGTGTTGACCGAGTCATGGCTCAACCATATCGACAACCCAACCTACCAGTTTATCCGTAACCGTTGTATCGATTACCTACGTCACGAAAAAGTCGAGCAACGTGTGTTACGCGATCAACGTCCGCCGACGTCTGTCGGCCCTCAAACAACCGTCGAGACCAATCAACTCGTCAACGCACTTCTCAGTGTACTTACCAACGACGAACGCAAGGCCATCTACTACCGCTTCAACTGTGACTACACCATCGCCGAGACCGCATCAAGAATGCGATTAGACCCCAAGCTCGTCCGTGAGTTACTCGAAGTAGCACTGTATAAAATGAAACAGGAAGTACAACATGACTGATCCCGAAACTCCAACTCCCCCGTCGTCCAACCACGAAGACCAGATCGCCCGGATCTTAGACCTCTCGTTGTTGCTGGCCAAAGAGTACGCGATGGGATGCAAGAACGGCCACGACGGACTTAAGGCCTTCGAGGGGTTTGACCAACGATTCGAGGAACTGTCAGAATACGTCCGTGAGGTTGTCGAAGTCGCGATTTACAAGATGAAACAAGCGAGTCAGTATGAGTGATCAACCCACCACCACGACGTCCGCCCCGCCCTCGGTCGAGGACCAGATAGCCCGCATACTCGACGTGTCGCTTCTCATGGCCAGCGAGTACGCTCAAGCCGTTGCTCGCGAGTCTAAGAAGGTCGAGGACTTCGTCGAGTTCGACGCTCGGTTTGAGGAGTTGAGCGGATTGTTGTGGACGTTGTCCGAAAGCCTAGGGTATCCGGAGAAAGGACCAAGAGGATGAAGACGATGACACCAGAGGAAATCTCGTCTGCATACGCCAAAGAAATCGAGTCTCTAAGAGAGCTTGCGGCCGAGTGTGACGAATCACAGTACGAGTACGGTATTGGTCGTGCAGTTGGGATCATTGAGACTCTCGACGCTTTGAGACCGTACTTCACGTTTCTACTTGCCGCCGCCGCCGTGCGGGAGGCAAAGGAGCAAGCATGATTAGGCCATCCCTAAAGGTCGGAGAACGGCGACTTGTACGCGGATTCGCCCTGTTGCCGGTGCGCACCGACGACGGCTTTGACATCTGGCTCCGCTGGTATTGGAAGGAACAGCGATGGAGCACCTACACGTACGACATGGAAGGTGACTACGGATACATGTGGGTGACAACGGGTTGGTATGCACACAAGCCCAAGGAGCAACCATGACCACCGACCCAATCGCCGCGAAGGCCGAGGCACAGGGCACAATGACCGACCACGACATCAACCGCGTGCTGGCAGAGAAGGTGATGGGATGGGAGCAGCGCTCCACGATGTGGGTGAAACGCCTGTCGTGCGGTGACGCATACATGCGTCCAACGGCAGACACCTACCGAGAGGATTCGTGGACTCCGGCTGAGTGCCGCAACGACCTCGCCGAAGTGCTGGGGAAGTTGAGCGAAACACAGTGGGTCATGGTCCTGGCGTCGTTCGGTTACGACGGAGGAAAGATCGACGCCTACGGGACGAAGTTCCTCCTGACCTGCGACCCGTCGATCATCGCGCGAGCTGTGGCGGAGGTGGTGCGATGAACGATGGAACGTTCGTAGAGGCGATTCTGCAAGCGCACGCAGATGGGTTTGTGACGCTTGCAGAGGGTCAGGCCGCAATCAACAGGCACGCCTCCAACACCACCGCGAAGGTCGATAGTTTTCCGACGCCAAAGAGGGAGGAGCCAACATGCAAGAAACTGTTGCACGACATCTGTGAGGAGTGGTCCGAGGCCAACGGCGCTACGTGCGACAAGTCGTGCGATGCGACGCTCGGGCACTCCGATACGTGCCGGGCGACGTACATCGCCGAGCATCTGAAGGCGCTCCGCAAGGAACTCGACGCTTACCGCGAGGCGGTGAGGGTGGCGGGCGAGTACATCAAGTCCGATGACGCAGCCGCAGCAGACCCCAAGAACGACGCCCTTCACTATGGGCGAGCGTCCAAGCGTCTGATGGTGGACGGTAACGACATCCTCGCCGCCGCGATCAAGTCCGCACAGGAGCACCAGCAATGAGCAACCACACGCGAGAGGGCGATTGGTACTGCAAGCAATGCGGGTATCTGTCAGCCAGCAGAGTCACCAACGCCGAAACGTGCGATATGTGCCACAATCCGGTTGTGTGGCACGACGTTGGAGTAACGCAAGAGCGGATCGACCTCTGCGTGAACGCCCTCACCGCCCGCGTGGCGGCGCTGGAGGCGAAGGATCAGCCAAAGCCCTCGCCCGGCCCCCGACTCATCGAGGGCATGAACCAACTCCGCGACGCCGTGCGAAACGGCACGCTCGACCAACTGCCGACCACCGTGGTTGCCCGCTGCGGCGACCGGACGGTCAGGTATACCCGCGAGCCAAAGGGTGCTGGTACAAACCCTCCGCTCCCGTCGCCAAGTGCGGAGGTTACGCACCAGCCCGAGGCAGACGAGCCGCGCGTCACGGGTCCGCATGATAACGGCAAACTGGACATTCGCACGAAAACCCACTTCTGGCACCCATCCACCCAAACGTGGTGCAAGAACTTTGAGCCAACAACTCGTGTGGGTCTTTTCGATTCTGTTGACATGATCCGGGAACAGATCCCCGCCGCCCGCCGCGCATGGTCCGAGATGCAGAAGCCCGCGCACCCCGAGCCCGTCGTAGGGATGGCGTACATGGAGCGATGTTGCTGGTGGCGTCTCACGGCAGACGGCGACATTGAGTTCAACTACGGAACGGACAAAGAACCTGACTGGAAGTCGTCACACGTACTGGACCCAGACGAGTTCCGCAGCGAGGTTGCCAAGGGAACACTCGTCCCCGTGCCGGGGTACAAGGTGGAGGGAGCGTGAGCCTCGGACGTGATTATCTCTCAGATCCGGATCCACCGTGTATGGGTCAACGCATTGACAGTCGCACAAGATGGCGATGTAGCGATGGCACATCAGTTGCCATTCGTGAGATGACTAACAACCATCTTGTCAACGTCATCGCGTGGCTCGAACGTCAGCCAGACGAGGTTGCTCATATAATCCCCGATCCATTGGGCGAGATCGAAGAGGGTGACGTTGAGCTTGTCGAATGGGCTAGAGGTAACTACACCAAGTCAGAGTGGCTCGCGGCATTCCGCAAAGAACTCAAGCGTCGTTTAGACCGTTGTTCCTAAGAGGAGTTTTCCATGACCATCGAACCCCAGTACAAAAAACGTGAGTACTTGTCGTACTCGACCCTGCTCTCCTTTGCTCGATGTCCTCGCAAGTATTTCTACACCAAGTCCGGCATCTACCCACAGTCCGAGCCAACGGCTCTGCTCTACGGCACCGCCATGCACAAGGCCGTCGACGTCGGCATGCGTGAGGGACTCGAGGCCGGACTCGCAGCGTTTGCGTCGATCTGGGACGAAGCATACGCCGACGACAAGCGTTCGATGGCCCGTGCGACCGTCCAGATCAAGCACTTCGTACACTCCCACAGTGGAGGACGTTCACTCTACACGTTGCTGCCGCCCCCTGAAGGAACCGTTCAGGTCGACGACGCGACGTCGCCTTACGAGATTCCTTTTGCAATCGACATCGGGCTACCGATCCCACTCACCGGACGTCTCGACGGCTGGTGTTTGCACCGTGACACCGGGGGGTTCTGGGGCCGTGAGTTCAAGACTACCTCACGACTGGGCGGCCAGATGTTTGATTGTCTTGAGCTTAATCCGCAGTTACTAACTTACGCATTGGTGCTGCGGACGATGACCAAGAAAAAGATCGAAGGGATTATGTTCGAGGCCATGTTGATCGACAAGTCCAAGGTCGACAACATCACCCATCCCGTCACGATCCAGGAACACCACATCGACGATATCCTCGTGTGGTTGCGTTATCACGGTGAGTTACTTCTCGCGTGCGAGGAACGTGGATCGTTCCCGAAGAACTTCGCTGGGTGCTCGGCGTATCCGTTGTTCTATATGCCGGCGTCTCAATGCGAGTACACCAACCTGTGCAGGGTTCCTCGGTATGAGGACATGCTCCCGTATTACGATATCCGTGACGAGAGCAAACGTTTGATCCAACCAACAATCGGAGGCACGGATGCGACCTGATGCGTTTGCCAATCTCGCTCGGGCTTTGTCAAGCCCACGACGGGCTGCGATTATCAAGTTACTAATCGAGTCCAAGGAGATGGTAGCGTCGTCGACCATAGCGTCGGTACTCGGAATCCGAGATGGCGATGCGTCGTATAATCTAATCAAGCTCGCCGAAGTCGGGCTGGTGTTGCGACAAGTTCATGGCCGCTGGGTGTTCTATGCGGTCAACAGGAGTTTACTCAATGAAGTCCAAAGGTTCCTCGATGCTCCGGCACACGCTGCCGTCGTTACTGGACTACCGAGAGTTGAGGAAGTCTGTGAAGATGTTGGAGGAACTGAGCCTTGAAGCCCTCGAAGGTCGTTACAACTCGGCATGGCTTCAGAAACACGAGGATGAATGTCGACAAATCTTGAAAATCAAGACAACCGTCCGCTCCAATGCACGGTTACTCCGGGCCTTGATTGCGGAGATCAAGAAGCAATAGTTATCTTTTCGTTCCCGTCGTTTGTTGTGTACGTATGTTGGTACGACACACAGGACGGGGTGTCACCAGGTTGCAGACTTATAGGAACCACACATGAAACTCCACGAACTTCAACCTAAACCTCCAAAGATTCTTCTCTACGGTGATCTCGGTACAGGCAAGACCGCTCTGGCGCTTACCCTCGGAGAGGGAACCCTCGTGTTGGATATGGACGATGGGTTGTTGACAGGAAAGAACCTCAACGACGGGTTCACCAAGCAGCGGCAGAACGTCGAGGTCAAACAGTTCTTTGAGGACAACCCTCAGAAAACCGCGACAGCGTTTAGCCGACTCAAGGCTTACGTCGTCGGGCTGGCCAACGACTTCTCGGCCAAGAAGATTTTTTATCGAGCCATCGTGGTTGACTCGCTGTCGTCGTTGGCTGAGGCTGCGGTAGCCCAAGTGATGTCGAACTCTGGACGTGTTGGTGGAACGCCGGAGATCCAACACTGGGGGATCGCGTTCAGCGAGATCAAACAAGTCATCGGGATTATCCGAACGCTCCCGGTACCCGTGGTGTTGATTGCTCACGAGCAAACCAAGTCCATCGGCACGGGTGTCAACAAAGAGGACAAGCTCGAGATCGCGGTAAGCGGTAAGAACATGGCTTCGCAGATCGCTCGATACTTCGACGAGATCTGGTACATGCGAGCACGGCCCTCGGGCGGCGGAAAGAACCGCTACGTGATCCAGACTACAGGTGACGGCAAGATCCCCTGTCGGTCCCGTGCGTGTCTGCCGAATGATCTTGATACCACCGTCGGGATGTGGGAGATCATCAAACAGTGTGGTTATGTTCCTCCAGCCGAAGGAGCCACTAAGTGACTGATCCCGACACCCTCGAAACCATCAACCGATTGATAGAAGAAGTCCAAGCGTGCCGTGAAGAGATTCATGATCTTCGTGGAGACTCCGGGTTGATCGAGCACCTGCAATCCCTGTGCAAGCGTTGTCATGCTATCGCTGCACATCACGGCTTCTGGCCTCCCGAAGGCCGTAACAAGGGCGAACAACTCGCATTGGTTCACTCGGAGGTTTCGGAGATGCTCGAAGGTGTTCGAACAGCATCAATGGACTCACACCTTCCGCAGTACACTAGCGAGGAGGTCGAGTGTGCAGATACACTTATTAGGTTGTTCGATTACATTGGAGGCCACCGACTGCGGACAGTCAGGGCTCTGTTGGCCAAGATTGAATACAACGAAGGACGCGAGTCCAAACATGGAAAACTTTTTTGAGGAGGTCTTATCGAGTAACCAACCACATCGAGTCACAGCAACAACGTGTTTTTCAGTTTTCTTTGACCTCAAACAGGAGTATCAAATGGGTCACATTACTGTTAACTTTGACGAAGTCCCTGACAAGATCGAGCCCCTCGCGCCCGGTGTGTACATCATGCGGGTGGAAGAGGCCTCGGTCGAGCCGACGGCTGACGGCAAGGGTGAGAAGGTCAAGGTCGTCATGAAGGTCGACGACGACTCCAACCCGAGCCACGGTCGTGTGATGTACGACCACATCTCCCTGAAGTTCCCGGTGTCGCTCAAGCAACTGTGCAAGAGCGCCGGGATGTCTCTCGGGAAGGGTGGCATCGACACGGCTGATCTCGTCGGCAAGGTCGTGCGGGTCCGCGTGAAGACCCGGACGTACAAGGACAAGGAAACGGGTGAGGTCAAGGAGACCTCGGCTGTTGCCGAGTACTTGTTCGACTAACTTCTAGAGGGTGCGACCGTAAAAGTCTCTAGGACTTACGCTGACCGGGCGAGAGATCTCCTGGTTAGCGTTTCAGGGGGGTGGGTCAAGGAGCCGAGCCGATGAAGATGCTTACCGTTCCGATGAAATCGATTGTGGTTTTGCCAGGACGCGGGCGTGTCGCGTTTAACCGAATCGACGAGATGGCTGAGTCGATCAAGAAGAACGGGTTTATCAATCCGATTCTGGTTGTCGAAAACACCGATCCAGCCAAGCCCGGCACGTATGTTCTTGTTGCTGGTGAACGTCGATACCGCGGTGCAGTGTTGGCGGGACTCAAAGAAATCCCCGTGACGTTCCGTGACGGACTCACAGCGCTGCAACTCAAGATCATCGAGCTAGAAGAAAACATCTGTCGCCAAGGTTTGGATTGGGCCGAAGAGTGTGAGCTGCATCGTCAGATCGACGAGCTAAAGTCCGAGACCGACAAGACCTGGACGAAGCAAAAGACAGCGGAGTTGGTCAATGTGTCGCCGTCGTATCTGAGCCAACAGATCGACGTAGCCAAGAAGCTCCGAGACAATCCCCAGTTGCGTGAGGAAGTCCGACATCTTCCCATCAACGCTGCGATCAAGGTGATCAAGCAAAAGGAAGAAGTCGCACGTGTGAACAGACTCGAAGAAGCTGGATTGCTCAAGATCACCACGGACCTGCGGCTGGGTTCGTGCGTGGACCTTATCAAACAACTCCCAGCGTCGTCGGTGGACCTGTTGTTGACCGATCCGCCGTACGGAATCGACAGGCTCGAAGCCCTGCGAGCGAACAAAGGCAACGAGTCGATGTCGGGCTACGCCCTGATGTCTGAGCATCACAACCAAGACATCGACAGCGTGCTGGGACTGTTAAGAGAACTGGCCCCAGAGCTTGTTCGTGTCCTCAAGCCCGGTGCTCACTGGTATATGTTCTGTGGGTACTCACACGTCGGAGAGTTCCTCAACGCACTGAAGCCGTTGGAGTTTCAGCCACCATTGCTTGTGTGGAAGCGTGAGAAGCCCACAAGTCCTGGATACGGCTACAACTACCTCAACCAGATTGAAACAATCATCTACGGCCACAACCCTCCGCGAAGCAAGCGACTCGCGAAGAACATGTACAACGTGCTTGAGTACCCGGACATCCCTCGCACGCTCCGCATGTACCCGACCGAGAAGCCTCAGTCGTTGTTGTCAGAGTTGATTCTGCAATCAACCAACCGCGGAGACACCGTGTTGGATCTGTTTGCTGGATCGGCGTCGACACTCAAGGCTGCCCGTGCTCTTGGTCGAAAGTCGATTGGGTTTGAGATCAACGAGGACTCTTGGAAGCGCGCTCAGCTGGCGCTGTCAGGGGCCACGGTCAACCCTGAGCCCTCGTTGTTGCCGGACGAAGATCCCGAGGCCCTCGCACTTGACTCGAAGTTTTCCACTTTCAAGAAAGGTACTAAGAAATGAAAGTCACGGCAACGACAGTGATCTACGGTAAAGACATCAACGCTCCAGAGGACATCCACCCTCTACCTACGACACCCGACCACTACACGTTCCTTTGGATTCGAAGCAACGAGTTGCATCCGGAGCGATGTACGCTTGTGTTCCCTGCAAGCAAGGGTCGGGAGATCGGAATCGACATATCGATCAACGAAGTTCGACGTATGCTCAATGCGGTAGGAGTCTGAGGAGTCAACCAATGGCAGACTTCTGTAATCAATGTGCCAGAGAACTTGGGCTTCCCGAAGGTGACTTCCGCGGCGTGGGTGATCACTCAGAAATCCTTGGTTACGAAGAAGGATTCTGTGTGCTATGTGAAGGCTGTGGTATGACCTTTGTTGATCACGCCGGTAACTGTATCAACCCCACGTGTAAGTCCAACCACGCAGTACCACCGGACGACGTCGTTCGAGTATGGAGTGACTAATGGAAAAGATCGTCCCTCCAGAAGGCCCTCGTAACAAACCACGAATCGCAATCGTGGGCGAGGCCCCTGGTCGTGAAGAGGAACTAGCCGGTCGACCGTTTGTGGGTCCATCGGGTAGGTTGCTCGATCAGATGCTCGCTGTGGCTGGGATTCCCAGGGGCGAGTGTTACATTACTAACGTGTCCAAAGTCCGTCCTCCCGCAAACAACTTCACCGCAGCGTTTTACGAGAACGGCAACCGCAGGTTTCCAACCACACGGTTGTTGGATCTACGTGAGCAACTGTGGAAAGAACTTCGAGAGGTCAACCCGTCGATAGTTATCACCCTGGGCGCTGAGGCTCTGGCCGGCCTGGGGTTAGACTATTCGGTGGGGAACTATCGTGGGATGATGATCGAGCATTTTGGCTTGAGAGTACTGCCCACGTTTCACCCGTCGTATCTGTTGCGTGGTATGTACCACGAACGTCCGATTGTCGAATGTGATCTACGTAAGGCATACCGCCAAGCGATTTGTCCAACCCGGCCTCAGGTGTTTCTACAGCCTACGCCGTCGTTCGAGGACGCTATGCGGATGCTTCGGATGCGACCAAAACGCGTCTCAGTCGACATCGAGACTGTCAACAACGTTGTCCGGTGTATCGGGTTTGGCTGGTCTAAACACGAAGCAATGTCAATCCCGCTTATGCGGGGACGTTCAAACGCATGGACGCTTGACGAAGAAACCCAGTTAATGGACGCGATCAATCGACTGCTTCTCGATCCCTATACCGAGAAGGTTTTGCAGAACATGCCCTACGACCGCACGGTGTTGGCCCGTGAGCTAGGGCTAGATATCCGAAACGTCGTAGTCGATACGATGTTTGCTCACTACTTGTTGTTTCCTGAGCTTCCTAAGGATCTGGGATTCCTTTGTTCGTTGTACACAGATCACCCGATGTACTGGAATTACGACCGAAGCTCAACCGAGTCAACTGCAACGTATAACTGCATGGACTGTGTAGTGACGTTCGAGGTTGCCGAGGAGTTAGAAAAACAACTGCGTGAACGTGGGATCGAGAAGTTCTACAAAGACGTGCTTCATCGCTCGGTCGAGAAGCTGACTTACGTTCAAAGTCGCGGGATGTTGATTGATCTCAAAGCCCGCGAGGAAGTCAAGACACAGACGTTAGGTGAGATGGGGGACCTACGTGCGAGGATCGAGCGTCTCGTAGGCTACGACGTCAACCCATCGAGTCCTAAGCAAGTCTCGGAGCTAGTGTATAATCAGTGGAAGCTTCCGATACAGAAACATCCCAAGACCCAAAAACCAACAACCGATGACGACGCACTACAGATTCTTGCGAAAAAGAATCCCCATCGTGCTCCAGTGATTCAATCGATTCTGGACTTCCGACAGAAACGTGTGCTCGTAGGTAACTTCTGCGAGATGGAGCTAAAGAACAACCGGGTATTCACGTCGTACAACCCAGGTGGAACCGTCACGGGCCGGCTTGCGTCGTCGGCAACGATTGATGGACTCGGAGGAAACCTACAGAACATCCCACGCGGAGCGTTCCGAAGAATCTTTCGTGCCGACGAAGGCAAGATACTTATCAAAGCCGATCTCTCGCAGGCTGAGTATCGTGTGTTGATTTGGAAGGCCCGGATCGACAGAGTCATTCGTCGATGGCAAACCGAGCCTGGATTTAACATCCACATGTGGAACGCCTCGGAAAACATCTATCGAATCCCTATCGAACAAGTTACCAAGACTCAGTATCAAAACGCCAAGAACGGAGTCTATGGAGCCAACTACGGCATCGGGCCTATTAAGGTCTCGCGGATGTACAACATCGAGTACCAAGACGCGAAGTTTATTATCGAACGCTACCACGAAGCCGTGCCCGAAGTCAAACAAGTCTATCAGGCCGAGATCGTAACTGAGATCCAAAACACCCGCAAGCTCATCAACCCTCTCGGTCGCGAGCGGATCTTCTTTGGTCGAATGGACGATGATCTTTATCGTCAAGCCTACTCACACTATTGTCAGTCAACGGTGGCGGACTTGATCAACCTTGCGTTGTGTGATCTGACTGACGACGGTGTAGACGTGTTGTTGCAGATCCACGACGAGCTGGTGATTCAGTGTGACGATCGTCCCGAAGAAATCGAACGTCACATAGGGCTGATGAAGCAACGTATGGAACGTCCACTTCAGATCCCCGGTGTCGATACTCCGCTTGTGATTCCAGCTGATATCAAAATCGGCTATGACTGGTATAACACTAGGTCCGTAAGTGAATGGAGAAAAGAACATGGACTTGTCCAAGCTTGAACTGCAAGAGTGCTCGGGTGCATCGAAGTATCGGGAGCCAGATCCCGCCACAAGAGAACAACCCACCTGGTCGTTGGGGTTGAAGATTTACCGTTGTGAGACACTTGACGGTACGGGATCTACCGAGGACGACGAAACCGATCGTTCAGAAGTTCACGACTACGGCTCCGCAAACTTGATCTCTTCTCAACTCGTCGACGCCCCGAACTACCACAAGCCTTTGTTTGACTTTGACTTCCCCTGTGAACTAATCCCTTCGTCCACTCACGGTCACTTCCACTTCGTAATCAACAAACCAATCACCATCGAGCAATACTCACGTTTGCTTGAGGTCTTGCACGACATCGGGCTCATCGAGACTGGTGTGTATCAACGGTTCTTGCGAGAGAAGCGTACCTACATTCGGTGCCCCGACATCAAAAAGCCCCTCTAACGGAGCCAGGAATGGCTGATTGGAACTACCTCAAACAGTTCTGTCGACTACTAGAAAAGACAGAAGTCCCACCCAGGTTTACAATCTGGTGTGGGATTGCCTCGTTGCTTGCGGCTCTCGAACGTAGAGTATGGATTAACCAAGGAATCTATGCGATTTATCCAAACTTCTACATGGTAATGGTCGCGGCATCGGGACAGAAAAAATCTACGTCCATCAACACAGCAGCGAAGTTGCTCAGAAAACTCAACCCAGGGCCGAACGTGATCTCACAAAAGATCACACCCGAGGCCTTGATCTCTGCTATCCATTCAACCACATCCACAAACTCCAAAGAGCTACTCAAAGTATCTACTGGCGGTATCGTCATTGCTGACGAACTCGCGACGTTTCTGGATCGCAATGCACTCGAACGAGGGCTAGGTCCGATCCTTACGGCGTTGTTTGATTGTACACCATTTGAGTACCAGACCCTCAAGCGTGGACCCGAGAAAGTCGAGGACGGTTACCTATCGATCCTTGGTGGTACAACGATTGAGTTGTTGAAGAACTCGTTGCCGAAAGACGCTATCGGTGGTGGGTTTACATCGCGTACAATGTTCGTGTACGAAGAACGAGTGCCCCCACCGATCGCTTGGATCGACTTCGACGAAGAACTCGTGAACGTCGAACAAGAGCTAGTGAACTATCTACAACGATTGATGGAACTCAAAGGTTCGATTACGTTGACTCCAGATGCCAAAGCATGTTTTATCAACGACTACAACCAACGTCACGCCCACGGAACCTTTCGCAAAGATCCGTTTCTCAAACAATACGAAAACCGACGTCACGCACACCTGCTCAAGATTGCAATGGCCTTGATGGTTGCCGAAGAACCCACGCGGGTAATGCAAGAACAACACGTCCAAGGCGCGAAGATAATCCTCGAAGAGGCCGAGGAATATCTACCACGTGTGGTCGAGCTTATTGTGGCGTCGGAAAGCGGTATGACTGGCAACCAGGTCTACGAGTACATCGCGAGCTTCCCCGAAGGCCTTACTCGCTCGGAACTCGTCAGACACTTCGCGCATCGAATGGACTCTCGTGAGATTAGCCTAGTCGTCGATACCCTAGCGATAGGCAAGCGTATCGAGATTCTTACGAGTGGCGGGAAGTTAATGTATCGACCTGTCTTAGCGAGGAACCGATGAAACCTCAAACCTACCACTGTCGGTTGTGTCGTAAACAACGGACAAAAGACGAGATGTATTTTGATACCAACGGCGACATCAGGTATTGCAAGTCCTGTTGGTCACGGTTCAAGAAGTCTAACAACCTGTTGATCCGACACGAACGAAACAAGGCGATCCTAAAGGATCTTCGAAGGAATGGTGTGATATGAGAGACACTAGACAGAGACTCCCGGACATCCATGAGTCCATCACGGCCAAGAACAACATCGGGAATCTAAAGTTCTATGTCACCGTGGGGTTTTATCCACACACGGCAATCCCCGGCGAGGTGTTTATTCACATCGCAAAAAACGGATCGACACTTGGGGGTGTGTGTTCTACCATCGCGCTAGCCCTGTCGATTGGGCTCCAACACGGGGCTCCGTGGGAAGACCTCTCGGCTCATATGCGACACATGTCGTTTGAGCCTTCAGGTACTAACGCGATGGGTGAACACTATCCGTCGTTGGCTCATGCAATAGCCGTGACAGTAGACCGAATCCTCGAAGCCAGGGCTAGAGACTGTGACCGTCGTAGTCTCAACGAACCGTCCGACGAAGCTCGTTCTCAATCTCCCGACGAGCTGACTGATCCGAGATCAAACCCTTCTCACGTTTCAGGTGAGTAGCGTTGATCCGGGACTTGGCCGCTTCGATATCTCGGTATCTCGACGAGCCCTCGAGTCCTTGTGACTTGAGGGTTTGTCGTTCGTGTTCGAGTTCAGTCATAAGTCGATACTGATCGTTGGTCCAGGTGTAGAGTCCCTTGCCCTGAGTCCACAACGCCCAGAACGGCAACCCGAGCACACCACTCATCAAGGAGAATCCATAATCCGCGGCTTGCTCGAGTGCGCGGTCGCCTTTGGACAGCCCACGTGAAGGACCAGACTTCAGTCGCTCGTCTCCAGATGTAACCAGATCAACCAACGACGTCGTAAGCTTGAGTCCGTCAAACACCATCGAGCTAATGGGTCCGAGGAGATTACGTGCCTCAATGTTGGGACTGCCAGCGAAGTATCTAACCAGTGTTTCTGTCGGGGCTAACAGATAAAACATCCCGATAGTGTTCCCGACGACGTCTTTGACGATATCGGTTTCGTCCTGGGGTTTGCCATACGTCGCACGTCGCAACGAGTTAATCGCACTAGTTGCAAGAGCGTTCCCGATCACTCCAAACACTAGAGCCCTCGATGCGTTTTCGATGTTATCAAGTGTCGGGTTTTGAACAGCCCTTACAACGTGACGTCGCACGACGTTGTACACTCGATTTTGCTCACGCATAAACAACAACGATCCACGAATCGCCGGTGAGCGTTTAGCCTGAATCTCCAGCTCCGACGCATAGAGTGGATTCGACGTTGGCTGATCACGACCAGCCGCGACGTCGAACAACCTCACGGTTTCTTCTCGCAACGCTGTGCCCCTCAAACCTGAACGTCGGGCACTAAGCTCCGAGGCCCGCCATGCGATCTGCATCGTCGCACGGTCCATCGCACGCTGGAGGATCATAGACTTGTGCTGAAGATCGCTTAGCCTCGATGGTGGTCTGTCATCGTCGGTCATCACCATCATGTCCCGCAAGAACTGACCGTGGTAGCGCTGATATGCCATACCCGAGTTGTCTTGCATTCTCTTGCCAACAGCACGATCTGCCCACGCACCTTCGGCAATAGCCTGACCAATATCCCGAGGGGCCAGCGTACCATCTGCCAAGAGCGTAGCCAAATGCAACGACTGCTTCGCAGCAGAAAACACATTCAACGCGGTACGTGAGATTGCGTACGCCGACGTGAGGTAGTTAATCGCTTGGTCAAACGCTGTACGCTGGTGTCCGACTTGGCCGTAGATATTTGCCAAGTACAGTTCGAGCGAACGATACCGAGACACCCCATGTCGATCCACAATCGCGTTCTTGACTCCATCGTTTACCAGAGCCTTTTGTGCCCGATACAGGGGTTTGCCTAGCTCTGCGAACAATGACATCCGCTCGGCCGTCGCTAAGAACGTCGACATAAATCCACGATCAAGCTCAAACGGTTTGTCGACGTTCTCTACGCGATCTTTGAAGTTATCGATTGTGTTCAACAACGTCGTGGTGAAGGTTCCAAAGTCCGGTTCGAGCGAGACTTTCTCAGGCGAACGTGACGACGGAAAGAACCCCTTGACCAACTGCGGCAGATGCCCGTTGAACAACAGAAAGTTCGACAACGATTTTTCGATCACAGGGTTGTTTTGATAAAACGCCTTGATCTCGTCGACAAACTTCCGGTCGGTTACGCTCAGGTTCTTCAACGCGGCTTCTACGTCGATGGTCTTACCTTTGACCACGGCACCATTTGACAACAGATCACTCACACGGCCTTCGTCAGTCGACAGCGCATACACATACATCGCACGGTCTCGAGTGATTCCTGGCGCGATCTCTTCTGCTAGATACCCTGCGAACTTACGCTTGTCGTTGATCGTATCGACCTTCCTGCCTAGCACACGAGTCGCAACGTTAGACACAAACCGGCTGATGTCTGCCACGTTCTGTTGATGCCGGCTCATCTGTGGGACCAAGTTACCGTGGAAGATCGCGTATAACGGTGAGGCTTTGTTGCCTCCGGTTTGCTGGTCGAGCCAGGCTTCGAACATCACGGGATCTGTCACGAGGCCTGCGGCGTGACGGGTAGAGTCTGTTGATTGGGCAAACTTCGACCGGGGCTTTGTCCCAATCGCATTGACCAACGCTGCGGAGTCGTGGGTATCGCTGTATACGCCCCATTGACGATACAGCCCACGCTCGATCTGGCCCCTGCGGACTTCTTCGGACACGCGGTCCAGCAAGTACTTGGTCTTCGCGTAGCCTTGTGACTCGAGAGTCTGTCTCAGCGCACGCCGGTCGACTTTGACTTTGCCTGTGGATGGATCCACAAACAAAGGACTCTGTTGATTCTCCGAAGGTGCCAAGGGATCAGCAGGTTCAGTCAACAGTGTATCAAAAAACTCCCGAACCTCTGGAGCAACCTCTTTGACCTTGACGACCTTTACGGTCAGGCTCTTATAGATATCCGCCAACCAAGACTTGAACTGTTCGAAAACAGTCTTCAGTTCTGGTGTCGGAGCCTTGCCTTCGCGAGCATATCGAACAAGATCATTCGCAATACGTTCTTCGACGGCTCGACGAGCTTCGGTAAGAGGTCCATCGAAAATCTTAGGATCGACGTTGTAAAGCTTTCCAGCCGTAACCTTGTCATCTGTGGACAAGAAGTGTCGGAAGAGGTGCCCGATCTCGTGGGTAAGCACCTCTATAGTAGGAGCCTTGATAGCCCGAATCACGGCTCTGGAATCTTCGACACTAAACGACCCGAGCTTGTTCTTATGGTACAGAACCTCGTTGATCTTGATATCGGCGTCATCAAAAACAACGTAGTTACGAACACCAGACGAACGTCCGATATACGTGATTCCACGAATCCCAGCGGCCAGTAGTGACTGAGTTGTCGGAAGCTTGACTGAATCTTTGGTATCGAAGTTCCAGACGTTCTTTGCGGTCAAGATGTTCAAGTCGTCCGTCGGAGCCTTCTTATCATACAACAACCACTCGGCCCGGACGTAATACTCGGCAGGGTGGTCGGGCTCTCGACGATAGAAATCTGCTAACTCAGGTGACTGATTGATCCACTCTAAGAACTTTGTGCGAACTTCAGGAGTCTGGTCTTGGACCTTTTTGTTCCAATCTAGAGTGTTTGTCGAAGGGTCAAGCTCAATCGTCGCCTTGTAGATGGCTCCGCCTGGGTGATAGTCCAGAGTAGGATTATTGTCTTTTACATGATAATATACGTCTTTCAGAAGCTTGATTTTTTCTCTATAGTAATCGGCGTCTCGACTTGAATAACCAGACTTTGTATAATCACCAGCCAATGAGCCTTCGGGAGGACTTGTTTGTTCAGCAATCAACTTCTCAACGCGACTTAGCAAGAAGCTATAAGTAGAAATTTCTTTGTCGATTTCATAAAGAACTAACTCTTTTACAACGGCTGGATCAAGAGGTCCTTTCGAGCCTATAAGGCCCTCAGCCGCGTCAGCAAGAGGTTTACTTACAGCAAACTCAGCAGCCTCTTTCTTTGCTGCATAGGTGTCAGGAAGACTGTTGTAGATGCTTTCAGGGATATCAAGAGTAATACTCGCGGGTTTCCCGTACGTCTTCCGATACCATCTCGCCACACTCTCCAACGACGAGAAGAACATCCCAACCGGATAACCCTTGGCCCCGCCCTCGCCAGTCCCTAGATACTTGTTCGAGAACTTATCAAAAATCGCGCCAGAACCATGATTGACGTCGATCTTGAACAAGGCTTCGCCGTTAGACTCACCCTTCTGGATTGAGATCTTCTCGAGGAATCTCTCCATCGGAATGTTATAACGCTTGGACTGGGTCCTGACGAACGCTTCAATCAACGAACCCGCTGCCTCAAGTTCAGGCGTCTGAAGATTCCCAAACGAGGACTTAAGCTCCTTACGGATCCGAGTCATCTCGATCTCGTGAGCTTTACCGATCTTCGTCGGGGCTAACTTGTTGGAAGCCTCGCTGAGGATTTTTGCTTCCTGGCGATTGACAAATCGCCCAGTCGACGTAATGTAACCCGATAACTGGTCTTTATCGAATGCGTCGATAATCTTAGCACGATCAGCATTCGGCAAAGTCGTCAGAACACGTGAGAACAGATCTGCATGGGTATCTTCGAGACGTCCCTTGTAGACCTTGTCTCCGATCTTCAATCCCACGACTTGAGTAGTCTCAACCGGCTCAGCCTTTTTTGTCGGCACCAGGCTTTTGAGAATCCCAAAAACCTTGTCACGTCGTGGGTTGAGATTCAATGACTCTCCGGCAACGAGTTTCTCGACCTTGGAGATTACTCGTTCAAGCTGATACTGGTCAAGAGCCTTTTGGATCTCCCCATGCACCGCCGTAAGCTCTGCGGTGTTCTTAGAGTTCTTGATCGAGTCCAAAAACGGACGAGACAACTCCTCAGGTAGCTTCACGACTGAGTCATAGACCTTACCACGCGCGTTGACAAACTCCAACAGAGCGAGGTTCTTGACTGTGGTGGCTAGCTCGGTTTGGACTTTCTCAATCCGCTGGCCCAGGGGCAACGCAGACTCTTCGGTGGTGATTTGGCGATGGAGATCCTCGAGTATCGCCAGGGCTTTCGTCCCTGTCTCGCCGTACTTTGGATCAGAAAAATCCTCGATCAACCTCTCGACGGTTCCACGCTGAGTCTCATCGGTTGCGGTTTTCGCGATCCGGTCGATAGCCTTGTCGAGTGTCGTGAGAATCAAAACCTTATCAGAGTCTTTGGCCTTTGATTCTTTGATCTTCTTCGTGATCTTTGCACGAGCACCCTTGACGTTGTCATTATCTTTTTCCAACAACGTGTTGATCTTGTCGACAAACTCAGCGTCGAGAGACTTCGACAACAGAAACTTCTCGGAGGCTTCGAGCCCTGTAGCAGACCGTAGAACCTGGAGTCGCTCGACAAGTGATCTCTGAGCCCGTCGAACCGCGGATTGAATCTTCGGAGACGTAACGAAGTGCTCTGGACTTTTGAGATACCCGGACTTGTTAGTTTGTTCAAGTGGAAAACTCAGACGCTCGTATGGCCTGAGGTCGATCGGCGAGAGGACTTTGGGGTCTGTGGCCGCAGCAACTGAAATGTTTTCGTCAATACGCTCTGTAGAGTCAGGGGCTTTCTTGGAATAGTCAATCAAGGCTTTGGCTTGGTCAACCAACCGCCTAGAGACTTCGACCGTCCCATTCTCTAGGTGTCCCAAGAGTAGGTTCGCGTCTCGCAAAAGCAACGCACGACCAGTGACCGGATGTCCGTCTTTGGTGATGTCCTCAGTGTTCAGCTTAGGCTTCACCGAGTCAACAATCGCTTTGAGCCCAGCCTTTGTGCTAGTGATCTCTTCCGCCGACGGAGGCAGACGAGTCTGTTCGAGAAACAACCTCGTACCGCCCTTTGCGAGAGACTCACGATAGGCTTCGATTGAGCCAGGGTTATGCTTTAACGCAACCTTCTCAGCCCACGTAACCGAATCCGGCAACGCCTCGACCTTGACCTTGACATCACCGCGGTTATCTCGGATCACCTTGCCCTTGACGTCGACTTCTGGAACCAACGTTACTCGTTGGTCTTGATATCGACGCAACACAACCTCAGCCAGCAACCCAGGTCGTTCAGCGATCAACAACGATTCTTCTGGCGTGATGACGTTGTTTTCAACGAGGATTTTCTTGGCTTCGTTTGTACGCTTGATTTGGGAACGTTCGTAGAGAGTCCCAAGTCCAGCTACCGCCGCATGTCCCAACACACCAACGATAAAGTCCTCCGCGGGTCGAAGCTCTACTGGATCGTACCCTGCGGAACGGACTACCTGCTCAGTGGCATATGACTGGCCTATGTTCGACGCACCCGTAATCAGGGCTTCCAACGTCCGCGTGGCCAGCAACTCTTGGGTTTTGCTCTCACCGTACTTCGCAATCGTTTTGCGTAGCCCAGGGATCTTACCTGCAACAGACGAAAACGGAACCACACCGAGAGCCGTCGCGACGAGGCCAGCTCCGAGTGCGGTGTTGGCATCACCGTCAGTCCGCTCGAGTGTCGACGAGAACGTTGTCGAACCGAATCCCACAGGCCCTGTAACTACCTGCGGAATAAACCCACCGACGAGGTTTGCTACTCGTCCGGCGGTGTCATCGCGGGTTGGCGGAAACGGATCCAACAACCCCGCCCGCATAGCCAGCGCCTCACGGCCACCGATGTGTGTAGCGGCTTCGAGGTCTGCCAGACTCAACGGAATATTCAAGAACTCTCGACCCACAGCCGCAAGGGCTTCACCCACTAGCGTTCGAGGCTTCTCCGGCGAACGCTCCCGTCGACGCTGGATTGCCTCATAGTCAAACTGCGGACCCGAAGGCGTTCCCAGGGACTCGATATCGTAGCTTTGCCCACGATAAACCGCCTTGAACCCAAACTTCGGTGTGGTTCCAGGAAGTAAAAACCCCTCTGGAACCTTGAATGGAACCGGAGCGGGTTCAGGCCGTGGCTTTACAGCCTGAGAAGTTCGCTTAAGGGTTGCTTGAATCTCATTTGGCAATGGCTCAAGCAATTTATCCTTGGGTTTATCTTCAGGTAGCTCCGGATTAAGCGGAACGAGTCCTGGGAGTAGGTCCATGCGTTACTTCCTGTTGTTGGTACGTGCTCGTTGACGGAGTTCCTTGATGACTTCAACGGAGACATCTACGCCACGTTCTTTAAGAGCCCTTTGAAGCTTCGAGATCTCTGCATCAGAAATACTCGCTGGAACAGCACTTCCAAGAGTCGTAAGATACTCTTCCAACTTGTCCACATCCATTGAACCAGACTTAGTTGCTGGGTCATTTGACGACTCTGATTGAGAGTACAACTTTTGGAGTTCCATCTGAAGTTGCTTAAGGTTATTTTCCTCTGTCGTAACCGCTGACTTCTTGCCACCAGAGAAGTCAAAGTAGCTTGTGTCATACGTTGACTTAGCCTCATCAACACGACGACGAGCTTCGAGGATCTGCTCTTCGAGGCTGCTGATTCTCTTGGCCCTGGCTTCACTCATGGCTTTATCGAATGTACTCTCGTACTTCGCACCAAAAATACCGGGTTGATCAAAGGTCTTCTTAAGCGCTGCAACCTCTTGTTCACTGTACGCACCAGAGTTAATCGCAGCCATAATCGAGGGCTGACCACCTCGAACGACTTCGTTGAGTTGATTCTGTCGAGCCCGAGACATCTCTTCTCTGTGGGTATCAATTGCTAGTCGCTTGCGTTGGCTGTCTTCATAGATAGAGTTCGCGAGCATAGTCGCTAGAGTGCCAGTTTCATCTTTGACATTCAACTGACTAGCCGTGGCCTTAGCCATTGCAAAGGCATCGAATGTCGTAAAGTCCGGATTGGACAAGTACGGTGCAAGCGAAAGTGTCTTGGCAGTCTGGTCAATCCCAGCTGTTGAGAGCGCTTGACGTGTAACGTTGTTACCAAGACTAGCCCCTTCGTTTGCGAGCTTAATCTCCGTCTGAGCATTCCCAGCACGAGCCTTCGTGATCTTTGCCGTGCTTTCAGCGGTACTTGCTCTGGCTTTTGACTCTCTTGCTCCAGCGTTCGCGCTATCAACTGTCGGCTGAAACAAGTGCTCTGAGAGCTTCAACGCAAGTTGCTGGTTATCAGTTTGCAACTTAGTGAGGGTGTTTGCACTCTGCGTACCCTCGAGGTCCAGCTGACGCTTCAGTTCTCGGTACTGAGTCGAGGCCTCGTAATCCGCTCGCTGAAGCTGAGCAAGACGGTACTCTTCGTCAAGTGCTCGAGCCTTGCGAGCCGCGAGAAAGTTGGTCGCAAACGCAGTTACGGGATCATCAAAACTATCAAAGGGCCAAGCCATTGTAGTGACTCCTTAGGTTCCGAATCCGACACCCTGCCAACCACTTGACGCCGCACCAGAAGCCGTTTGACTCACCGCTCCTCCAAGAGTCCTACCGAGCGGGCCACCAAGAGCAAACCCTGCTGCACCGAGACCAGCGCTCAACAATCCCCAACCAGCACCTTGCTGGGTCTGGACGGTCTGTTGTGTGGGCGACAACGCGAGGGACGAACCAATCTGATACGGTGTGTACCGTGCTGACTGCAACGCTCCAAGACCTTGAATCTGTGCGAGGGTCTGCTGGAGAGGGAACGAGAAAATCTGTGGAAGCAACTGGGCCAGTTGACCCTGAGCATTGGTCTGGAGAGTCGTCAGCGCATTAGCGGTTTCGATCCCTCGACGAGAGTTCTGAATCCCCCCGATTCGCGAGAACCCTGCGTTGATTCGTGGGGCCACACTTTGATCAAACGCTCGGAGCGCCGGAGCCATCAAGCCCTCGGTAAACATCCGCTCACTCATCTGACGTGACAGATCAGAGTTACCACCTAGCAGCTGAGCCAACAGCTGGTCGTAGCCTTCAGGGTTCTTACCGATATCCCCTTGAATCCCACCGATCAAACTACTCAGCAGCCCCTGTTGGCTTTTGCTGAGGTTTGACACTGACTTCGTTCCTGCTGACTTGAACAGGCTTCCCATTGGTCATCTCCACGGCTTTGAGGACTTCCCCAAAAGTCTCGGTTGCAATCGTGTGCTCAAGAATCAACGACTTCTCTTCAAACCCAAACCGTCGATACAACGCATCGGCGCTGCGTGTGGTCTGGACTTGGATACGTTCGCGTCCCTGACTAATCGTCCACAACACCACTCGGTTGAACAAGGCATCGATAACGGCCTTGGGATTCGAGGGCTTACTCCAGGCTTGGACAATCCAAACGCTGTTATCGAACCCTTGTTCCGCGATAATAAACCCGACCAACACGTCGTCGTCCATCGCGTTGAGGATCAACACATTGTTGGGAGAGTTCGCGAAGTTCGTGGCGATCTGGGACTTAAACAACTCGACCGGGGTCTCAGGTGGAAAAACAAACTCATGGGCCATCTCGTCAAACGTATCGAGCCCGGTCTTGCGAACGATCTTGATCATGCTTCGTCCTCCAGTTTTTCGATTACCAGCCTTGTGCCTTCGTGTTGAAGGACTTGATCAACCGTAGTAATCCGTACCCCAATCCGTTGATTGGCCGTGAGAATCAACGGACACATAAATGACCAAGAGTCTCCAGAAGGACTACCCGAAAGAAACGGATACGTCGTGACATAACTAGGTGTAGCGGGGTCGATTCCTCCGGTTCCGTCGCTGATGACTACATCGAACGAAGTGTCGAAGTTCTTGGAAGTGAGTACATCGCAATGTACGATGTATGTTCCAGCCTCCGAGACTTCGATAAAGGCGAAGGTTGAATCGTACGTATAGATCGAATCCGATCTCAGTATGTTCTGCCACCGGATGTTCTCCGAAGTAGCCGAGTAGGCATTGTCAGGTGTGTTAGTCTCACTTGGGTAGGCAATAAAAGCCTTTGTGACGTTGGCACCTCCAGTGGGATTGTCGTCGACGTACGTTCCGAGTTTACCCGCGAGCCGACGCAGGTAATCGATTAGTTTCCTATGAAACGCGTCAACCTCTGGGTCCGACACCTTTGGCGGAACCGGCAGAGGCTCACCCGAGAAGATCTTTTGTCCTCTAATACTCACCGAGGACCTCCAGTTCTAACCCACGGTCGAATCCACCGTAGTCCAAAGTAACCGGTTGATTGGAACCGAAATCGGATTGTTCGAGACGAGCAATCCAACAGAACTCGTTGATAACCTGGGGATGGAGCAAGATCCAGAGTGTCGATCTCAGTGAAACTCGCGCCGAGGTCGGTCGAGTATGAAACTGTAACCTCGTCTCCGAAGCCTTCGAACTCGACTTCGCACCAGCGTCCGTAGGTCGAATGGAACGCTTCAGGTACAGTGAAATCCATTGTCTCATACGTTTGCTCGACGGGGATTTCGTTGTCGGTCAACGCGCCCTCGGTGATCAAAAACACGTCACCGTCACCTGTACCAAACGCTCGGATTGGGAAGTTCAGCTGCTCGGTTTCTTCAAGCCACGCTCCTAACTCGTTCGACCACGGGGTATCCGCAGCCTCCCAAGGAGCATCATCCCAAGTAAACTCATAGTCCCGATTTGTGAAAAATCCGAAGGCTCGGGGAGAATGGGCGTAAATCTCACGTGCCCAGGTGATTCTACTAAGATCAAACACATCGTACTCGGCTGTGTAGATTGTGGATTCGGTTCCCACACTAGGCACAGCAAAGTATAGTGTTCGTTTGGAGTAATCATTGAGGGCTGTGATGATGTGGAGGTTCTCGAAGTCCTTTCGTTGCTTGTAGTCTGAGTAGATAGGATCTCCGAGGACACGCAGTCCGCGTGTGCCGTCGAACAAATAGACGTTTTCCTCAGAGAGATAAACATGTCCTACGTTAATCGAAACAATCGACTTTGGGCTTACGAGCCGTGTGCCCTCGGGAATAACCAACTCAAACCCAAAGTACGCTGGAGCGTCGATAAACACTCCGGTCATTACTGCGTCTTCGGAGTAAATCGCTAATCGATCACCTAAGACCTTTAGCGCTTTGATCTCGTTCAGTTGATACAACAACTGAGTACCAGAGGTTCCAGTATCGAAGTCCTCAAACGAGCCAGCGTTAGACCATGCAACGAGCTGGGGATTGTATGATGCCGCAACGATCCCACCAAGAAACAAATGCTCGGTAAACACCTCGAAGGTCTTGCACGTCACGAAGCCAGGAATCGACGTGATTGTTGGAGCCCAGTCGGCGAATCCTACCCCGATGTCACCTTCCCAGAACCGGGGAGTCTCAGTACCGTTAGTGACTAGCAACTGATGTTTGTTGGTATCGGTCAGGGCAACAAAGTTCATTTGCTCGAGATCGTCGGTATCGAAATCGTCGGCAACCACGATCACACCAGCAACCACGAGCGAAGGCACGGCTTCGGCAACACTGATCACTGTGTCTGTACCGTCAAGTATCGCACTCACGACGGTATATACACCTTCGTTGTCTCCGCCGATCACCGGAATCAAACGGTCCACAGGAAAATCCCCTGTGTGGTTTCCTGCGATTGTAAAATACGATGCGCCGACTTCGATAATCGCGTAGCTGACCTGGCCTGGGGTCAGATCAACAAAGTCCTCAGACGCTGGATCGTACACGTACTGTCGATGACTCGTGAACACCACAAACCAAGGATCGTCACCGATATCCCCAAACTCTGTAATCGCCATCACACGACCGACGAGTCTACGCCCAAGCTGTGTGTATCCAGCTCGACGACGGACTACACCATCCCGTACCGTGCAGTTCCACAATGACGGCGAAAACGCAGGATCCAGACGAGTCGACGTAGGCGTCGTCGCAAGCCCGCGAAGGGGCGCGTTGGACTCAACTGCGATGTATCCAGCTTGAGGCTTCATGAGACTCTAAACCCAATCATGCTAATCAACCGTCCGAGATTCGACGACGCCGTGAGCGAACACGTGTTAGCACTCACAGTGACGATAAACGCCATCATAAACGGGGCGTTACCATCGGGATAGTTGTCGATTGTGATCGACTTGGTTTGGCTGTTGACGGTTGCAGAAATCGTGACGCTGTCACTCGAGCCAAACGATCCAATTGTTCCGTACACGAAAACCATCCAGTTACCGTTGGTAAGACTTCCTTGAGTCTCAGGCAACGACGTCGGATATGTCAATGACTTCTCAAACGTGTCGATTGTATCCGCAGAGGCGACGTCAAAATCTAACCACGACGGATGCTTGTACGCCTTCGCAACTCCGGTCGTCGAGTGTACCCAGATCCGACCGTTGTCCGCAGCCGTCAGAGCGGTAGTTCCGTCAGGCCGCAATGTCGGAGTTGTGGTCTGTAGATAACACTTGGCCGATCCACCTTTGTGCTCTCCGCCGGCTCCACTTGTAGCAGTAGCCACATGTTCTTTGTCTAACCGAAGACGGGTGCCCTGACGCAAAGACAAAATCTCTGTGGCTCCCGCTCGTCGGGCATCGGTAATTGCGGGACTTGTCTCGTCCCAGTCATTTGCAGTTGTGTTTGCCATTTACGGCATACTCCTCACAAAAGGATCAAGCCAGTAGTCTCCGCTCAGATCGAACTCGTTACCACGTTGATCAGCCGCCTGTTCAATCGCGGGGTTCATCGAGTCGAGTTTCACTGTTGAGCGTAGCTGCATCTCGTAGGTCTGATACCAGACTTTGGCGTCCTCAGTTTTCTCCAACGAGTGAAACACCCAGTACGTCGCATACGCGACCACCGCGCCGTCGATTCCTCGGATCAGAACTTCGTCTGAATCCGAAGAGAGGTCCGGATGGACCTTGAAATATGTGTAACGAATCGTGTACTCGGCGTCCGGGATCGGTATTACGTAGAGCCGCTTGCCCTCAATATACCCATACGTCGGACGACCAGTAGAACGACTCGAAGGATCTGGGACCCTTTTGATAAGCCACGTCTTGGGGCGTATCCGAAGGGGCCGAGACTGCGTGCCGTCGATAACACGCATCTCGGTCGGTCGGGCTAGATCTGTAGCAAGATCGACGTAAGTAGCGGATGCCGCGATTGTGACCTCGTCTTCGGTTTGAAGATCTGTCCAAAGTCGCTGAGAAGAAATCTCTCGCAACGCGAGATTAATCCCCAAACGGATCAAGGAGGTTTTGTCCGTGCGACCTGTAGCTTCAAGGACCAAGGCTTCGAGTTCACTTCGGGTCATACGTCACCTTAGTAGGGGAAGTTGCAGATAATGCGGTTGTTCGCGGCGGTGGTGTCGAGCGCAACACCGACTGGGAAGATCACACCAGTGGCTTTGGTAAGTCGCTTGTTCGTGGTGTCCATCATCACACCAGAACCGATCACTGGAGTACCCTGAATCGCGGTCGGCACAGTGCCCTCACCACGAACCTGGATCCATCCGTAGTACGCGGTTCCACCAGTACCAGTAACCGTACCGCACAGCAGACCTGCCCCAATTGGCTGGGCGTCTGCATCAGCAAGATGGATCACAACGCGGCTGTTGGTAAATCCAGTCGACGCGAAGTACGCGACGGGATCACCAGCAACACCACTTGCAGTTGTGACGTTCTTGATCTGTACGTACTTGTACAGCTTGTCGTCCTTCCACCGCAGAGACCCGACGGTATCCTTGGCAGTCGTATCGACGTCCGTGAGTTGAGTCTTGAAAATCGTGCGAAGTGACATGTGTCTTTTCCTTTGAGACTTCGACGGTCGAAGCCTGTAGTGCTAGAAGAACTTAGGCGTACTCAAGGCGCCCGTGACGACGAAGCTGGGTCGAGATCATGTTGCCGAAGCACACGATGTGGGCGATGCGCTCTTCCTGGAGGGGCACGGGCTTCCAGTCAGTCATGTCGAACCAGTAGTTCGAGTCATAGACAAACTCGATAAAGTCCGTGTTGAGCATCAACATGTGGTTGTCGGTCATGTCGTTCGACCACACCATCGGCTTGCCCTTGAACCGCAGGACCTCAAACCCAAGGTCCGCGAGCATCGTCGAGGCGTCCTTGACGATCTGTGAAGCGTCAAGAGCAAACTCCTCGTAGAGCTCGAACAGGGTCTGGTCCGTCAGGATCAGGTTCGGGCTGGCTTGGTTGTTCGACACCGTGTTGTAGAGCTTCTTCATGTCAGTAAGAAGATCGTCCTCCACAGTCGCCGCAGTACCAGCCAGATACTTCGGACCCCACCAGGAGTTACCTGCCGAGGCCGCATAAACACCGTTACCAGTATCAGAGTAAGTCGACGGACGATTGATACCGCCATACGTCCCGGTCGTCCGTGACGCAATCGGCGGAACCATATCGTGCAGGCCCTGGATCAGCTTGCCAGACTCGTCGGTCACGATAGCATTGAACAACGAGGACTCGAACTTCTGGTTGAGCCCGTCCTTTGCTCCGTCGAGCTTCATCCCGACGAGATCCTTGATCTTCGACGGTCCCTGGTTCTTCTGGTCATCAAACAACGAGCGCTGGACGTGGGACGCCAGGGTGCGCCAACGCCAAATCGCCATCGTTTCCATCTCGACCTCACCCTGAGGCAGCGTATCACCACGCTGGACCTCGGTCGCCGTCTGATAGTTGTACCGAAGGGTACGAGTGATCAACTCGCTACCGTTCTGGGACTTCATGCATCCGGCGTTGTTCAACACCGCCCACACGGGCGTAGCGTTGAGGATGTTGTCGATTGCTGCGGTACGGATCTCGTACCAAGTCGTGACAAACGCGTTGTCAATCGTCCTGGTAAGAGACGGAAGAGTCGTAGCCATTCGTTAGTCTCCACTATCGAGGGACAAACCCTCGAGAGCTTTTTGAAGTGTTTGGTTCCAAGCGGCTCGACCAGTCACGGCCTTGCGACTATCACTGGCGTTCGTCGTTGGACGTCGAGGTTGAGAAGTCGGCTTCTCGGAGAACGTGCTTTGTTCAGGAAGCTTGAGCTTACCGGCACGAGACTTAGCCAACAGGTAGAGTTCGTCGACCTGAAGGTTCTGATTCGTCTTGGCCAGCTCCAGCATCTGTCCTCGGTACTCGTTGAAATCCGAGAACTTCTTTTGGGCTACAGCCACGGCAGTCTGGACTTCTTTCTTCTGAGCCTCACCTGCAAATCCCTCAATAGCTTGAAGTCGATCGAGAAGAGGGGACATACGTGATTCAACCACGTTGACCAGAGTCTTTTCGATTTTCGACAGCGTTTCTTTCATAGGATCGTCGTCAGGCAAGTCACGAGTCAGTGACGAGGGTTCGTCAGCCGGAGGAGCCTCGACCTCGGTAGAGATCTTCAGGGGCTTCCCCTGCCGCTTGGCCTCAATCACACGCTGAATATCCGGATCTGCCAACAACTGCATAGCGACCTGAGACTGCTCCAACTGCTGAAGTCTTGTAGAGACATCGTCGTTTGTGTGCTGAATCTCAGTCGCTGAGTCATCCGAAGTGTTAGTCTCAACACTCTCGTCGACTCTGCCACGGTCACTGTCCATTCGTGTTCTCCTTGGTTTGACGGGCTTCCTTACGGTTCTTGATTCGATGCGAACGTTTCATCTTGAGAAAATCAATCCGCATACGCTTAGTGAGGTGGTTGATATCGAGTTGAGTAACCCCATCACTAAACACAGCTTCCCAACGGCCATTGAAACGTCTGGTGAACGTTACGGTCTTGACAATAGGTGAACGAGTCAGGTCTGACTCTTGAGCACCCTTAGGTGGATCCGGAGGTTTTACCGGATCGGGTTGCGAGGACTCGGCCTTGGGCTGAGGCTTGACAACCTCAACGTTCGGCAACGGGATCCTCGGAACATCAGGCCGCGGCTTATCCGGGGCCTTTGCGGTCTCACTCATAGCAACGCTCCACTTGAAAGTCCTGTTTGTTTACAATACTGAGACAACTCACGACGAGTGTGGAATCTCATGGGCTTGTCTGCGATGTGTTCAAGAACCAATCCCCCCTCCGGCCAAGAGTCCCGTCGGGGCTTGCTGAGGATTCTGTCCATTTTGAGCGAGCAACTGGGACACGCCACCGGATTGTCCCGTTGGCTTACTGGTAGGACGTGCTCCTCCGTTCGCCCGCATTTCGGACATTGCAGCTCGTATATCGGCATTGAAAAGTCTCTCAAAAGAAGGATCGTTGATCTGAGCCGCCAGGTAGTTTCGCAGAGCCACAGGGTCAATCGACGGATCTTGTCCAAGCATTCCGTAGAGCTGGAGAGCCTCGAGCTTCCGGTTCTGAAGTTCGCCAGCCTCAGTAAACTCTACGTTGTACGAATAACGACCCCTAAGAGCTGGACCGTTGATCTTCAGCCACTCGGTACCTCGTTCGGTACCAATCGCAGCCACGTACCGAGGAAGTGTCCAGTACTGAAACACGACGTTGTTGATCGTTCGGATCGTGTCCTCGTACATCCGCTTGACCTGAACCCCACGACGAGACATACGCAGTCTCGACGACTGATCTACCGTTGCGACCTCAGTAGCGGTTTTTCGACCACCACTGTAATCTCCGAGTTGGTTACGCGAGAAACCGATCTGCTCACGTGCGTTGGCCCGAAGAAGATCCTCTTCTTGGGCCAGTTGCAAGTTAGGTGTGTTATCGAGTTTGGTGATAATCCTGCTAAGGTCCTGACCGGAAGTAGCCTTAGCAGCGACACCGACGTCGGGCGACAACAGCTTCTGGACCTCTTCTTCAGAGATCGCGTCCTCGTTGTAGATGAACTTGAGGGTTGAGATTCGACGTTGTTTGGTTCTCTGGCGAGCGACGTCTGAGAGTTCGTTTTGGATGTGGTACAGATAAAACACGTCTGGAGTGGTCCAGAACGCACGTGAACGAGGAGTAAAACTCATCGACGTAAACGGCAGTCGGTTGTCGATCTGAAGCGTGTTGTCCTCACGCCGCAAGAACTTATCGTGGTCCTTTGCGATAGCGATGATCTTGCCTGTACGACGTTCATGGATCTCGTAAAACTCAACGTACTCGGCCTTGCGAGTGTTGCCACGCGATACCGCGATAGGCTTTTGAGTCGAACGATACGACTCTACGAAGTCTTGAATCGACGTATTAGGCTGTAGACGCTGGGTGTTCTCGTACTTGGAATCCGCACGCAGGTCGTCAATATGCCGGACGACCCGATGAGCAATCCACGGAGTAGCGTCGATCTCTTTCACGCCCCACGGAACTACAATATCATGTGGCATCACCGCACGAGCCCAAGGCGATCCAGGTGCAATCGTCGAATCGTACTCAATCCGACGCTTGCCCTTCGCGTCGAGTTGCGTGAGGGTAAGTCCAAGCTGTAGGTCCCCTGCAATGTCCATCGACGGGTCATAACCCCACTCCGAGTCATAACCGATCTTGATAATCCCACGACCAAACAGATACGCGTGCAACGACGCGGTTTCCATCTCAGTCGCAAGATCAAGCTCGGTGATCAGGGTGTTATCAAGGGTCTCAACAATCGGAGCTTTGTCGACTTCTTCAGGCTTCGTCGCAGTGACTTTCACTCGAGCCGACGGAACCGTGATCATCGACAACATCGCGTCGCCCTGCGACAGAAAGATGTTAGCCCCGTCGTTCATCATAGACTCATGAACGTTGTAGTAGATCGCCTCAAACGACCCCCACAAATCTTCTACCCCGAAACGACGACGATACTCGAGTCCGTACTCGAGTTCTTCGATCCACTGATCTGGTGTCGTATAACGGGGCATTTAGCGTCCTAGGAAAAAAAGAGGATGATCAACCGCTCGGGGGACCTTTGAAGGCTCGGTCACAACCGAAGCGGTGTTTTTGACTTTCTTACGATGCGTGATGCTTTCCATTGCGGCTTCGAGCGTGAAGTCACTTTCGTGTGATTGAACCGAACGATAGTGGTTCAACGACTTGGTCATTCTCCACAACGTCAACTGCATCGAAAGTGCGTCAGCCAAGTCGTCGTGTGATCCCAGTGGGAACTTTAACAACTCGCTCACGAGTTCTTTCATATACGTCCGCAGGTAGATCGCGTGTGAGGCGAACAACGGCTGAAGACCTGCGATACGAGTGTTCTTAGCCCCTTTTTGTTTCGACAGCTGTAAACGTTCGAGAACAAAATAAATCGAGTTCTGGCGCATCAGTTCTTTCAGCCAGTAGTCGATAGATCGTTGGTATGCCACGTCTTCGTAACCAACCAAGATCGGCCGAAACCTCACGACGTGGTCAAAAATCGCCGAAGCCAACTCACCAGGGTTACACTTCTGGTGGAAGTAATCCAACACATAGATCCGACCCGTAGTCATGTCTTTTCCACAGGTCATCACCACGCTGTAGTCGGTGTTCCCGAGCTTAGACAACTTCGGATCGGTTGCAGGGTCAACCGTTGTGTACACGGCCAGCGACGAGAGCGTAGGGTTAGTCTCATAGTACTCAAACCACTCGGGCTTGAATGCCATGTCCTCCCGACGCACTGGGGTGTTCATGTACAAACACCCGAACATATACGGTCCCATCGCGGCTTCAAGCTCACGTAACGTGTGCTCGTTGAAACGCTCGGGATACGTCACGTGGCCTGAGTAGTCTGGTTCTCCTTTTTCATTTTCACGACATGCCCTGGTGTAGCAGTCGTAATGGACTTCGTTATCTTGGATCCAACGAATCAAGT